ATGAAAATCAAAATGTACTACGAGGACAAATTTCATCCTACGGTCTTGGAGGTTCCAGACGAGGAGTGTTCTGTGATGGTGGAAACAGACTACCAGCAAAGGCTGGAGGCAGCTGAAGACAAGTCGCTTATAGAGAGAAGGTCAGTTCAGGAAATAATGGATGAGGATTTCAGTAAGCCAACCTTCAATCGGAATCATACAGAGACGCGCCGTCATGTTTTGCTATCAGCCTATGATCCTAAGGGCCAATCTGTAGAGGGCGTGTCGGATATTCAGTCTGATTTGCTGGATAAAGATGATTATGCAGATTTATACAAAGCCATACAAAAGCTGCGTCCAAAGCAGAAAGAACTTCTGCGTAAGGTGTTTTGGGAAAATGTCAGGCAGACAGATATTGCCAAGGAAGAGGGCGTGGGAAAGTCGGCAATCAGCCAGAGACTGACGACAATTTGTAATCGTTTGAGAAAATTTTTGTCTTAAAAAAATTTTTTTAGAGAAAACCTAAACTTTGCCTGTTTTGGTGGGCTACCTATGAAGGGGCAAACAATAACAACCCTTCGGAAAGGAAATATGCGATGAAGCATACACTAAACATCAAGGTATCCAAGGGAAAGTCCAACGGTGGCATAATGACCTGCCGTCAGCTGACCATGAGGGAGCGTTTGCTGCGTTTCCTCATGGGAAGTCCGGTAAAACTCACGGTTATTGTGCCGGGAGATTCCGTGGATGAGGTTGCGATTTTTGAAAACGGAAGGGGGAAATCCTATGTCGGCAAGACCACTGTATGAACTTACTACAGGCTTCAACAACATCTTCGATCTCGCTTTGGATGATTCCATGGATTTGGAACAGCTGGAGAGGGGACTGCAGTCCATTGAATGTGAGGTTGAGGAAAAATGCGCTAATGGCATCGCCCTCATAAAATCATTGGAACAGTATGCGGCTGCTTACAAGCAGGAGAAAAAGCGGTTTGAAAAACAGCAGGCCGTTCTTGAGGCACGGATTAAACGCATCAAGGAATGGTATCGCCTGAATCTGGATGCCATGGGCAAGACCAAGGTGCCGACCAAATATGGCGTGATGAGCGTTCAGAACAATGGCGGCAAAACACCGCTCAAGGTGGACAATGAGGACTTGATTCCACCGGAATATCTGACCATTGTGCCTGCGCATACAGAAGTAAACAACGAGGCACTGTATGCAGCATTGAAAGATGGCGTGATTGTGCCGGGAGCGCATTTAGAGGCAAGAGGTCGGAGTCTTCGTATTCGATAGGAGGTTTGTTCATGCTCAATATTACCAAGGGAAAAATCAACCGCGCCCAAAAGGTGGTTATTTACGGTTCAGAGGGGATTGGCAAATCAAGCCTTGCCGCCAATTTCCCAAACCCATTGTTTATCGATACTGAGGGCGGTACAGCGCAAATGGATGTCCGCCGTATTGACAAGCCCCAAAGCTGGGAAGAATTGCTGGCGATTGTGCAGGAAGTAGCGGCAACGCCGGATGTCTGCAAGTCTTTGATTCTGGACACTGCCGATTGGGCAGAACAGCTTATCGTAACTTTTCTTTGTGCCAAGTACAAGCAAAATTCCATTGAGTCTTTCGGCTATGGCAAGGGCTACACCTATCTGGCGGAGGAATTTACCAAGTTGCTGAATGCTTTTGACCGGGTGATTACTGCAGATATTCATGTGGTGATTACAGCCCATGCCAAGATGCGCAAGTTTGAACAGCCCGATGAGATGGGAGCCTATGACCGCTGGGAGATGAAACTCTCTAAGCAGGTGGCACCCCTTCTGAAGGAATGGTGTGATTTGTTGCTGTTCTGTAATTATCAGACTTTCGTTGTGACTTCGGAGAACAACACGCAGAAAGCCCAGGGCGGCAAGCGGGTGATGTACACAAGCCACCATCCTGCCTGGGATGCCAAGAATCGTGTACATTTGCCGGAAGTGCTGGAACTGGACTATAAGCATATTGCTCATATCTTTGCCGAGCAGCCGAACCAATCCAATACTGCAAAGTCTGATGCGGCAGACAAAACTGAACCTACTGCCGCCGAAGCATTACGGGAGATATTGGAAAAGGCTGGCGTATCGGAGAAGGAAATTCAGCAGGTGGTAGCGGCCAGAGGGAAATACCCGGTTACCACAACTATTGATGAGTATCCGGATGAATTCATCTTTGGCTATGTCATCAAATACTGGAATCAGATTATGAAGTTAATTGAACAGAGCCGGAAGGCACAGTGATAAGGGGGACAAGTATATGGCAGATAACAATGTGGCAATGGACTGGAACGACACCATCGAGAATGATGGGCAGGAATTCATCATCCTGCCGGAAGGTGACTATAACTTCGTGGTTTCCAATTTCGAGCGTGGCAGATTTCCGGGCAGTGCCAAGATGCAGGCCAGCAATAAGGCTACACTGACCTTGCAGGTGGAAACCGAGGAAGGCGTGGCCAGTATCCGCACAGACCTTATTTTGAACCGCATGCTGGAGTGGCGCATTTCAGCCTTCTTCCGTGCCATTGGCAGGAAAAAGCAGGGTGAGAAACTGGCGATGAACTGGGATAACCTTATCGGTGCCAAGGGACGCGCCCACTTCAAACCGCGTAAATATACAGACCGGGATGGCAACGAAAAGCAGGCCAATGATGTGGACAGATTCTACGACTATGACGAGAAAAACTTCCCCAAGACGGATCCTGCGTTTGGTGAAACGATTCCCATGAGTAATGGGCAGATTCCGTTTTAAGGAGGCGGCAGCAGATTGTTTGAGCTTAGGCCATATCAAGCCGAAGCAAAACAGGCTGTCCTGACTGAGTGGAGCGAGGGGCATCGCAAGACGCTCCTCGTCATTCCAACAGCTGGGGGCAAGACCTGCATATTTTCGGCAATTGTAGAACATCAGGTAAATTTAGGGCACCGGGTGCTTATCATGGCGCATCGTGGGGAATTATTAACCCAGGCGGCAGATAAGCTGAAGATGGTCACGGGATTGGATGCTGTTTTTGAACAGGGCAGCAGTCACAGCATAGACAGCTTTCTTCCTGTGACAGTCGGCTCGGTGCAATCCTTATCCCAAGAGAAAAGACTGGCAGGTTTTCCGCATGATTACTTTCAGGACATTATCGTAGACGAAGCACATCACTGTTTGTCGGACAGCTACCAGCGTGTGCTGAAGCACTTTCCGCAGGCCAATATTCTCGGTGTAACAGCAACCCCGGACAGGGGAGATAAACAGACCTTGGGGCAGTTCTTCGATTCGCAGGCCTATGAATATTCCATGAGCAAGGCCATAAGGGAAGGTTACCTGTCTCCCATAAAAGCCAGAATGATTCCCTTGAAGGTAGACATCAGCAAGGCAGGTGTTACCGGCGGTGATTATAACGCTGCCGATATTGGCTGTGCCTTGGAGCCATATCTCATGCAGATTGCCAAGGTAATGGCGCAGTATTGTACTGGCAGAAAAACGGTGGTTTTTTTGCCACTTATAGCGACGTCACAGAAATTTTGCCAAATGCTAAATGACAATGGACTGAAAGCCGCAGAGGTTAACGGCAACAGCGAAAATCGAGCTGAAATTCTTACAGATTTCGAGAATGGCCAATACGATGTGCTGTGTAATTCTATGCTGTTGACTGAGGGCTGGGATTGTCCGGCAGTAGATTGTGTGGTGGTATTGCGCCCCACAAAAGTGCGGAGCCTTTACCAGCAGATGGTGGGACGAGGGATGCGCCTGTCACCGGGAAAAACGGAGCTGTTATTACTGGACTTCCTTTGGCTGACAGAACGGCACGACCTTTGCAAGCCATCTTCTCTTATTGCCAGGAATGAGAATATTGCTGAGGTTATGGATGCACAGATGGCAGAATCGCCGGAGGAGTTCGACCTTATCGAATCTGAGGAAGCGGCTGAGCAGGATGTGCTAAAGGATCGGGAACAGGCATTGGCCAGAGAACTTGCACAAATGCGGAGCAAAAAGAAAAGGTTGGTAGACCCCATACAATACGCGCTTTCCATTGCCGCCGAGGATTTGGCAGGTTACGAGCCGACTTTCCCTTGGGAGATGGGGCCGCCATCAGAAAAGCAGCTGGCGTTTTTGGAAAGGCGAGGTATATTTCCCAATGCGGTGGAAACCGCTGGGTTGGCATCTTTGCTGATTGACCGACTGAAACGCCGTCAGGATGAAGGGCTGGCAACGCCCAAGCAGATACGCTGTTTGGAACGTTTCGGCTTCCGGCAGGTGGGAACATGGCAGTTTGCCGATGCCAACAGATTGATTTCAAGATTAGCAGTGAATCGCTGGTGCATCCCCAGAGGGATAAATCCGGCAATCTATGTACCAGGAAAGGTTGTGTGATTGATGGATAACAATATTTTAGCTGCACTGGGCAGTCTCGATGTATCTACGTTGGACAGAGCTGATTGGCTGGCGGTAGGCATGGCGCTTAAGGAAGAAGGATATCCCTGCTCGATTTGGGATGACTGGAGCCGCAACGACAAGCGGTATCATCCTGGAGAATGTGAAAAGAAATGGGCAGGTTTCAATGGCACGGCAAAACCGGTCAAAGGCGGCACTATTATACAGATGGCCAAAGACCGTGGATGGACACTTTGTGCGGATGGTCCGATGGCCTGGGATGACACTATTGAGTATGACGGCAACGATGGATTTAACGGCTTTGCCCCGCCGGATGCCTGGAATCCGGTAGATGACCTGATTACCTATCTGGAACTGCTCTTTGATAAGAATGACCGGGTGGGTTATGTAACAGGTGATGTCTGGCAGGACAGCGAAGGTCGGTGGCTTCCTAGCAAAGGCGTATATGACCGCACGGCAGGTGAGTTGATTGCATCGCTTAGAAAACATCCCAATGATATCGGAGCAACCGTAGGTGATTGGAAACCGGAAGTCGGTGGCTGGATTCGTTTCAATCCGCTGGATGGTGAGGGCGTAAAAAACGAGAATGTCACAGGATTCAAATTTGCCTTGGTGGAGTCGGATACCTTGCCCATAGCCGAGCAGGATGCCATCTTCCGCAAGCTGGAACTGCCCATTGCCGCCTTGGTGCACAGCGGTGGCAAAAGTCTCCATGCCATTGTGCGCGTAGATGCTGCAGACTATGAGGAATACCGCAAACGGGTGGAATTTCTCTATGACTTTCTCGAAAAACAGGGCGTGGCCATAGACAAGCAGAATCGCAATCCTTCGCGGCTTTCCAGAATGCCGGGGCTTACGAGAAATGGCAACCGCCAGTACCTGGTTGCCACCAATATCGGCAGGAAATCATGGACAGACTGGATGGACTTTGTGGAGGGCGTGACCGATGAACTGCCGCCAATGGAATCCCTCGCGGAGTACAAAGACAATCCACCGGAATTGCCGGAAGAACTGATTCAGGGGATTTTACGGCGCGGA